CTGCTGAGCTACAGGAGTGGCGGAGTACAGACCGATGGTGGAACCGGTGTGTTTGATGCCGCCAAATAGTTCAGTGCTGTAGCCGTCCAGTCCTTCAATGCGCTGGAGCTGGACTGTAATTTTCTGCAGCGTGTTGTTCAGATCTACGATGAGATCCCGCAAGTTATCAGTCGGTCGAACTGTGTAAGTTTCTCTAGCCATTAGTCAGCATCAAATCTGCAAGTTGATCGCATAAAGAAGCGAATTCCGGATCCGCGTATTTTGATTCCTTGGAAAATTCCTTGGCGGTTACTTTCAAGGCCACAGGAAGATCCATCCAATCCGGGTTGTCGGCTTGAATCTTGGTGTGAATGAGGCCGACAGAGTATTCAGGGAAGTCACGTCCCAGAGGCTCGCCGAGAAGGAATGAGAAATCCTTGCTGGCAACTTGCGGTGAAGGGACCAGGCGGAATGTTTTTGCCGTTTCGGATTCGGAGACGTAGAATTCCGGAGTGCCTTTAAGGTCTCTCCAGTTCCGGTTGTGCGTGTTCATGGACGACAGGGACTCGCGGAAGATGATGTCGGAGTCGTAAAAGGCTTCGAGGATCAGGCCGATGTCGTCGGGGATAGTGTACTGAGCTGTGTCAGGGGTCATTTCCAGCAATCGAACGTCGGTGAACACAGGCATACGACCCAGTTCCTGCATCGTGCTGCGATAACCGGATTCCGTGGTGCCTGCTTCGTTCTGTTCGAGAGACATGCTGCTGACCAGACTTTCGACATTGGCTTTACTCATCACGATACCTCTGAAGGTCTTTCTGGAGTTTTTTAATGAGCGTCGTCGCCGGTATCAAATCACGCTGGCGAATAAGAAGTATGGCCGTTGCAAGGTCTGTCACCAGGGGTATGGCGTGATCCGGGAGACTCATGTCCTGATCCTCTCCAGGGATCAAACCAATGTCCTTGACGTAGGTGACAGTTACTGTATCAGGTTCGGTCGGGACCGGGTAAATGACAACCAGGTCCAAACCGACTTGGCTGAACACACGAGGTTCGCCGGATACGTTTCTGGGCCATGCTACGTCTACATTACGCAGGAAACTCAGGTCGGTCTTGACCAGTTCCTCTCCGCGATAGGTCATGGTGACAACCCGGAGCGCATCAGTGAATGTTCCAGTCAGATCATAAACCAGCAACTTCGGCTGCAGAGTCAGAGTCGCGTCGGTTAAGACTGATCCAGTAACGCGATTCAACAGACGCTGTGCATGGCTTATAACGTTCAACACAAAAGCGCGGGTATGGCCCAGTCCCTGTTCGTCACGAACACGACGTAAGACTTCGGTGACTACAACTCCAGCGGTAGTAGCCATCAGGTCAACGGGCTCCAACCAAGAGCGATGTGATCTCGGGCGGACATGATGTCGCCGTCACTGTCGCCTCTGATAGAGCCGTAGGATTCCAGGATGAACTTGGCGTCTTCGACAGATTCGTTGTTGGCGATGAAGTCGGTTCTAGCCGCTTTCCAGCGTGTGTGCTGACGAGCTGCCAGATTTCCCCAAGTAGCTCCTACATCGGCGTTACCGGCATCCAGTGCTTGAGCCATCTTGTGCTCGTAAATGTTGAGCTTGACGCCCTCGATCAGAACGTAGGCGTCTACGAAGTTAGGTATTTCCTGGTGGCCTTTGAATGGCTCAATCTTCAAGTAGCCGGTGTAGGCGATAAGTACGTCTTCGTCTGCGTATGGGTAGAATTCCAGAACACGCTGCTCGTTGTCGTTGATGCCGATCTCGGTAAACACGCGGGGACCGCCGGAGCGTTGAGTCCTGCCCGGTTCGTGCAGATCCAGGTCATCGAGCATAATACGCTTGACCTGAGTGTTGTGCCTCAAGTTGCGTACAGCACCGATGGCTCGAATGTTCTTGGGAAGTTCTATCTTACGCGGGGCGATAGTGTAGCCGGTTGCCGAAAGAGCGGCGCCAAACCACGGAGATGTCAGAGTGATCTGGTTATTGGCGAACCCGGCTATTTCATACCAGCCGTTTTGTGAGTCGGCCTTGATGTGGCGGCCCACAAGTGACTTGCTCCAAGCAGCTTGGGCGGTTGCGTCGCCGGTCACTGTCTTGGAGCCTTGGGTCGTTGTGATGGTGCCTGCCGTAACGGTGGCTGGGATAGTCAACTCCAAAAGCCTCCGGAGAGGCTTTGCAAGCGTAACTGTCCCCAGCTCAACAATGCGGTCAGAAACCCATTTCTGAGCGAGTAGAGAATCTACTCCTGCGGTGTCACCGATAGCTGACTGGGCTAACTCTCGGACGTTCATGCAGAACCTCCTTCATCAGCCAGTGCTACCGTAGACGCCCCGCCACGTGCCAAATCCCTTCGTGTGCCGCTGGTAAACGGTAAACACGGCATTCTTCGTCCGTGGGTCATCGAAGGAATCGAACATGGGAGTATTTCTCCACCAGAAGGATAGATCGTGTTGGCCTTTGCCCGCCATCAGGAACCAGTTGGTGCTCGTAGTCAGGTAGTGATACACGAAAATACGCAGTTCGTCTTCAACGAGAGAGTTGATCTCGTTGTTGGCCGTAAACGGCTTGGAGGACGAACCGAGGATTTCGCGGGCCACATACTTGTTGGCCGGGTCGATGACTACCAGAGACGGACTGAGCAGCATCGGGAGTCCTCGGCCATTGGTCAAGGTCTCAAAGTGCTGACTGCCGTTCTGGAGTGCGGTCAAAGACAGACCGACATCAACTGCAGGACGGTTGCTCTGAGTCGCGCCACTGGGAGTCGTGTGCGTTGTGGAACAGAGAGAAGCGCCGTCGAAACCGGTTACGGCTGAGTCGAATGCGGAGTTGAATATGGTAGCCGCATCCACCTCAATCCGGTTACGGGACGAACGCGCCAGCTCCTGAGCCATTGCACCCATGACGCCGAACAGATCATCATCCCACATCTCAAAGGTGACTTCCATAGCAAGGCCGTAAGGAACTGCGGTGTAGGTCACGTTTCCACCTGCGATAGGCTGATCGAGAGTGAACTGAGTGCCTTCAGGTTTTGAGGGCATGGTTCCCAGACCGGCGAACTCTTGATCCTTCATGTTCTGGTGGGGCATGTTGTCTACATTAAGGAGTTCGCGGAACTCCAGGGGACGCTCTCTTCGGGTGTCGAGATATACCCGGTGGATACTGGTATCCAGAAGTTCAGCGAATCCACTTGTTGCATTAACCATTACTGCCTCCTATTAGTCTTCCACTGCAAGGGTTGATTTGAGAAATTTAAAGTAGACTCGACCGTTGGTGGTGCCGACAGCATCCTTGAAGCCAACGATCTTGACGCAAGGGTTGGTGGTGTCGGTCTTGTCGATAAACCAACTGGTCCCGGAAAGCTGTAAAGGGTATTTCTGAAACTGGTCGGTTGCTGCGATGGCGCCTGCAGAGACGCTGGTTCCGATGTTGCCTTCAAACACGATTGAAGGGTCTGCCGGAATGTAAGCGACATCAGTGCCTGCAGTACCGCTGGCGTCACCCGCTGCGATTCCGAGAATTTCGTTGACGGGTTCAGTTCCCGCCTGCTCAACCTCACCGGAAGCCGCATCATGGATTAGCACAGAACCCTTGACGAAAGTCTGAGAAGCTTCTTCCGGAGCGTGGGCAAGGGGCACTGAAGAACCACTTTCCAGGTAAGCTACACTAAGAGCTTGAACTGCCATTTCTACCTCCTGTTGATTTCCATACCGGGAATGGTTCCGGTACGGAGGGCGTTGTCGAGTCTCATTTGAAACTCATTGCCAAATAAAGTTTGGTTCGCGTTGGAGAAGTGTTTGTTGTAAGCGGCTGCTCCCGCTTCGGTGCCTGCACTGAGCGCAAGATCCACCAAAGCAGAGTCAGTACCAAAACTACGCTCGTGAGCCGTCCGGCGTTTCCGGAGTTCGAGAAGGGCGTAGTGATCCTTGCGGCAACGCATGAGGAGAACATCGCCGATGACTACAGTGTTCTCTGCTGAGATCCTGAAACCTGCAGCATCTGGATCGCCGCCTTTGACAACCTGCCATGGACGGATTACGTCACCATTGGGAAGTCTGACTTTTTCAGCAAGCTTTTGTTCGACCATCCGAGAAGGGTGGTCTACCGGATGGCGGCATTGAATCCAGCAATATTTGTAGTTGGGATCCGCTTTGCGTGGGGTCAATCCATCATCGTCCAGATCGTGCAGGATTTCACGGTCGGGCTCCAGCTTGGAAGGATCAATCGAAAAAGTCTGACCGGATCGTTCGTCGATCTGCTGCTCCAGATTGTCCTTGCGCTTGGCCAGAACTTCACGCCGTTCGTCTCCCGGAGGAGGAAGGTTGGGTTCCTGCTGCTGAGGCAGACCAAATTCATCTTGATTTACATCCATTGGAATTCCTCCTCCAGTTTAGTGTTTTCTTCTTTGATCTCAGCTTCTTCCTTGAAGCCTTCCTTGTATGCTTGAGTCCGGGAACGTTTGACGTTACCGTTAGCACCTTCTTCGTACTTGTAGAACGGCATGGACTTGCCGAGTTTTTGATGGAATTGATCTACACTGATTTCCTTCTTTTCAAGCAGGCTCAAAGCGCGTTCGCTGTAGCGTTCTTCAGGTTTGGGGCCACTATTCACGGGATCACCTCTTCCGTTTTTGGCTCCGCCGGGAACGAGTGTGCCTTCATCGACAGCCTGCCGGAGCATTTTTTCTTTCTCTTCTTTTATAATTTCGTCCATGTGGGTGCCGACAACGTACTTGTAAGCTTCCCGGACCATGGCTGGGTCGGTGGAGCCTGAGTTGTTGACAGCGGAAATGATCTCATCCTCGTAGCGTGAGAAATGAGGCATGCTGGAATCAGCTTTGGCTTGCTGGATAGCGAGGGAGGAAATCTGGCTGCCGCCGGTTTTCTGCAGTTCTTTGAGTTGCTGCTCGTAAGTTTGCCGGGTGGTCTGCAGCTGAGACTCGAAGTATTCGACGACTGAAGAAGCGTCGCCTTCTTCATTGAGCTTGAGAAGGGCTTCTTCCTTACTGACCCTGGGAGTAGCAGCGGCTGGCTGCCGTTGGGTGTTCTGGTTGTTCAGGGAATTGATGAGTTGCGTCTCACGCTCTTTGTAGAAATCGCGCTCTTTCTGAAGCTGGGCTTCATGCTGCTTCCGCAGATCGGCAACGGTTTGTTCGAGCTGTTCTTTGGTGACAGGCTCTGGCTGGGAAGGATCCTGCGGAGGTGCACCCTCAATCGGGGCCTGCCCTTGTCTGTTCGGTTCCGTAGTCATACGCTCTTGACTCCTTTTTATAGTCCTCTAAAGCGATCTGGATTCGGATAAGCGCGGCAATGTTTCCCTGGAGGAACCGTAACTCGCTGAAATCCTTGCGCGGGTCTTCCAAGTCTGATTTAAGCTGTGTCTTGAGTGTGTCAACATACCGCTCAAAGTCTGCATAAGCTTCTGCACTGGTGCCTAAATACTGAATCCATCTCATGATAAGTTCTCCTGTAAAGTGTATGAAAAGTTAGGGGGTCTGCGGCAAAGCTCCTTCAGGGTTCCCGGCATCAGCCTGTTCGAGTTGCTGCATCAGGAAGCCGAGTTCGTTGAGGGTGCTTTGATCCTGAATCTGCGCTGCTTGATCCAGTTGCTCTCCAAATTCTACCACAAAAGCCTTTGGATCGCGGATGGTGTCAAACTGTCGAGCTATTCTTTCGATCAGCTCTCCCGAAGCAGTTGCAATTTTCTGGGCGATGTCCCGCATCGGTGCCGGAGTTGCCGGGTTGGTTGCTACAGCTCCGAGTTGCATCGTCTTCTCCCAATACTGTAGCATAATTTGGGAGATCTGCAACAGTGATTGTAAACGTGCTCCGGAAGAGGTGCGCTCGGATGTGGCCGTGAGTTCTATGTTGACCGCCTCATCGAAGTCTTCCCGGCGGAGCATTTCGATGACCAGTTGGCCACGCTCGTCGCCAAGGACTTTGTTGATGTGGGCTGTGACAAACGGGTCTCCGGCTTTGAGACGTTCCTGGTAGCGGAATGCTCCCTGCTTGATGGAGTTAGCTAAGCCGAAACGCATGGAATCGAAAGCGGCTGCAAATCGCTGGTTTTGTTGGGAGAATCCAAGTTGGGCTGTAGTGGCCGGGGTGCGGGATGAGAGAATCCCACTGGGGCGTTGAGCAGTCATTTCGTTGATACCGACCAGTTCTTTTGCCATGTTGACGGATAACATTTCAGCTTGAGGAGCAGAGGCGTAGATTTCACCCATCTGCTCGCCTTGGAGGTCGTTTGGGTCGGCCAAGTTGATCTGCTTGCCGGGGTAAATTTTCATGTTCTCCGGAACACCGGAACCGCGTTTGACTTTCCAGAGCCGGGTGTTGGCGAGCAGCATGTTTAGGTTTCGGTAGTTATGGATGTCGGAGATTTCCTGCTGAAATGAACGCAGCTTTTCCAGCATGCCCATGCCGTAGCCGAGAAAGGCACGTTTCTGGAAGTTCATTAATTCGACGGGTATTCGGTCGTAAGGGTTGTAGCGGATCTTCAGGGCTTTGCCTGAGTGACGGTCGAAAGTGACGAGCAGTTCTTCCTCAAAGCCGTCATTGTCGATGTCGTAGTTGACGTAACAGTCGAATATTTCGTAAATCTCACCCGTCTTGTTGTGGTGAGTTTTACCCATGCTCTCACGCTTCGTGCGGACCCAGCCTACGGCGGCTGCAGGAGTGGCGAATTCAGTATTCCAGTTGAAAGTCTTGCGGTTGAATTCCAAGTCCCATTCAGTGAGATAGGAGCGAAGCCAGAGCCGGGGCATGTTCTGAACGGCTTGGAATGAACCTGCCGGGAGGATTACGTCCTCGATAGGCCACGGCATGACTTGTGGGTGCATGGTGACGATCTTATGGACTTTGGTCTTGCGGCGGTTGGTGATCCAGGGAGTGACAAGGGCGCCGGTTCCGAGCTGGATTACGTCCAGAAATGAGTGTTCTGCCGCGTTGCGGACATCCATCTCTTGGCGGACAGACCAGTTCATGTAGTCTTCTACGGCTTTTTTGTGCTCGGCGAATTCATCATTGCCGGGGGTCAGGGAGATAGAGACCAGAGGGTCAATGCTGAAAATGGTTTGAAGCGCAATGGAATAAAATACGTCCACGCCCAGCATGCCGATAGGGATCTCGATGTTAGGAGCGTTTTCGACCGGGATGTTACGGACCTTCTGCTTGGGCACGGCCTCGTACTGACGAAGGGCTTCTCGCCAGGATTGTTCCTGCCGGAAGCGGGCTGAGAGGTCGTCTTCCAAGTTGCGGCGGAGAAAGTTCTCCAACTCGGAGATGGTGTCTCCGCGTGGTTGGAGCTTTTCAAGTTCTTGGTGGGTGATGATTAATTTAGGCATTTAATACCCCTTTACACTATTCTATACATAAACGATATTGATACAGCATGTACTGATGTCGTATTAGGCAATATCTGTAACTCCGCACGGTCGTTTATTGTGTCACCATGCACCATCCCGCCGACTCCTTGAGTAGCAGTCCCGGCAACGCCAGAAACATAACCAGCAACCGAAATAGTGGAAGAGACCGGAAGCGAAATTCCCACCTG